TGCCTAGAAGGTATTGTTTGCACTCATTGCGAAGAAATTTGCGATGATCTGAATGATGATGATCTTTGCCAAAGCTGCAATGCCAAGGCGGCAGCATGAGATCATTTGAGAAAATCTTAGATGATTGTTTCAAAGGTTTGGAGAAATCTGAGAAGTTTTTTATTGATAACTTCTTAGATTACTTCAACAACTATTTGACTGTTGCTAAGTTTGCCGAAGATCGTGGCATAACTATTGAAAAGGCAAATCAAATAATCCGAATTGGCAATCATATGCACGAAAAAAAAATTAATGATTTAAAAAGGGGGAAAAAATGATACACACGCCAATAAAAAGCTCTGAGCTTTTAAACATCATAAAGTCTTGGTTTCCCACCAAAAAAATTACTGATGTAAGTTATGGTAATGACATTTGCGATTCGATTTTTTTTGAGGATATTGAATTGCAAGTGATGCTGCCTAACAGCGATATTGATAATTCAGATACCGAAGAATTCAGTACGTTTTCTTTTAACTTCCCAGAGTCTAATTGGCCCAGTTTCGGACATCCATCTTTGCCAGAAGATCCGTGGCACGTTTCAATGGAAAATCTTAAATCGGAAATTCAAAAAATCTATATTAAAGAGGGTAAATAAATGAGCCGAGAAATTTATCAAGATAGAGAATTTGGTGATGCTCAGAGCGCGCAAGCAGCCGAAGCATGGGCGATGCAAAACTTCACTTCAGCAATGTCTGCGTTAGTTGAGCAAATTGATTTTAAAAATTACGCTCAGTTTGAGCGTTACGTTCAATTAACTTGTATGGCCGCTTTTGCAAAAAACGAAAAAATGCTAAGAGGTCACAAAGTTGGCGGTGAATTAATATGACTTTGCTAAAGATCGAAGAGGTTTTAGCGCGGCAACGAGCCAATAAATTGCTAGATATTTTGACAGAAATTGCAAGCTCAATGCGCTCTGAGGCTTTTGTTGACAATAAGCTCAATGAGGATCTTGAAAGTTTTGCTCAGAAGCAATATGCAAGTGTTGTATCTGAAATGGCTGAATGCGCTTGGATCGAGGCTGGAATCCAAAAAATAACTCACTAGGATAATCTTATGAAGAAATCTGATTCAATAAACGAACTGGCAACAGCACTTAATCTAGCACAACAGCAAATGGGCGGGGCTGTTAAAGACAGCAAAAATCCATTTTTTAAATCATCTTATGCAGATTTAACATCGGTTATTAAGGCCATCAAAGAGCCATTTGCAAATAACGGTTTAAGTTATGTTCAATTTCCAATCACCAGTGATGGTGGGAAAGGCATTGGCGTTGAGACAGTGCTGATGCACAAAAGCGGTGAGTGGATTGCCAATGAGTTTGTTTTGCCGCTTTCTAAGTTTGATGCCCAAGGTGGTGGCTCTGCTATAACTTACGCTCGCAGATATGGCTTGCAGAGTGTGTGCGGAATTCCAACTGCCGATGATGATGGTGAGGCAGCTATGCTGCGGGGAAAGCCTGAAGAAAGTCAAAAAACAAAGCATGCACATAAAGTCTATTCTGATAATAAAGATGTAATACAAGGGTTTTTAGAATCTATTAATGATGAGAGTGTTGCCGATGAAGACAAGTGGCAGTTGTGGTCTTCATTAAGTGATGATTGCAAAAAGGCACTTTGGTTGCCAGAAGTAGATGGTGGTTTTTTATCTACCGATCTTAAAAAGAAAATAACGGAATTAAGAAAACGACATAGTTAGGCAATGTCCCTTTGCGCTGACGCTACCCAGTTTAGCCTAACAGGTAGCACTAATTAACTTTGGAGAAAAATATGCAATTTGACAATACTAATCGCGGTGCGATTTGGCGTAACGATAAAAAAGAAAGTGACAAACACCCTGACTTTAAGGGTAAGTTAAATGTTGAAGGTGTTGATTACTGGGTTTCAGCTTGGAAGCGTAAGCCTGATCAGATCGAGACAGCCCCATCACTGAGTTTTTCAATAACGCCCGTTGAAAATAAAACCCAAGAAATTAAACAGTCTCTTGGGCATACCCCCCCCTCCTCCCCCCAGCCAAATGATCCCGATAATTGGGATGATGACATTCCGTTTTAATAATGGATTTCTTAGTCACTCCTGGAAGCCCTGATTCAGTTGACGAGTTTGTTTATAAACTTGAAGAAATGCTGAAAAAGGGCGACCAGTTAAAAATCACAATTAAAAAATTTGAGCATAAAACCTCAAGTCAAAGGTCGCTTGTGCATATCTGGTTTCGTGTTTTTGCAGCTCATAAGTGGAATTGCAAAATGAGCGATTTAAACTCTAAGCAGCGCAAGAGAATAAAAAACGATTTTAAACGTATGGCCTACGCCCAAAACCATTGGGATTTTATTCTTGAGCCAGTAACTGACGTTTTTACAGGCCAGCAGGGGCGTGAGTTGCGCTCTATTGAAGAGTACGACAAAGGCGAACTGTTTATGTTCATGGAGTGGATGCAGGCTTACGCAGCCACTGAGGGCGTTGTGCTTGAGGCCAGAGGCGAGTTCAAACAACTAAAAGAACAAACTAACGCCTAGTTATAAAGAGTATTTTTTTTATTACTTTTTATTTCTATACATAGAATATAATTGACTATACTATTAATACTTTAAACAAAAGGGGAAAGAAATGGAAAACAAGCAATTAAGTAAAGAATGGTTTGCAGAACGAGTCGGCAAAATAACAGCGTCTAATGTGGGTGCTATTTTAGGTCATTCAAAATATCGCAGTCCTGACGATGTGATGCGCTCAATGGTTCGAGAGCACTTTGGCGATGAAAAAGAATTTACTGGCAACATTGCTACTGAGTGGGGCAATGACCATGAATACACAGCCGTTAAAGCTCTTGAGGCGGCTTTAGGCGAAGAAATACTTGATAGCGGATTCATCGTTCATCCTGAGTTTGATTGGGCTGGAGCGTCACCTGATGGCCGACTAATGAGTGGTTTGGTAGAAATCAAATGTCCGTTTAGCAAAAAGTTATTTGATATTTCTGAGCGTCAAGAATATTACGATCAAGTTCAATTTCAAATGTTGTGCGCTGAAGAGCATAGCTGCATTTTTTGTGTTTGGACTCCGTCAGGAATGCATTATGAAACCGTTAATCGATCTGATCAGTGGTGTCTTGATAACTGGAAAAAACTTCAAGAGTTTCATCAAGAGTTTGTTGCTATCTGCCAAGATGAAGAGCGCCATGCTGTTTATCGTGAAGAATTAGTACAGGACATGGAGTCAAATAATCGTTGGAATGAGCTTTGCTTAAATCGCGCTACCATCAAGGCAGAGGCTGACAAATTAAAAGCGCAGCTAGATGAAATTAACGATGAGCTGAAGCAGTTGGCTGACGGAAAAAAATCATCTGGTTCTGGAGTTTTGGTTTATCCAATATCTGGCCGTAAAACTGTAAATTATAAAGCGGCAATAAAATCAACAGGCGTTGATGTTGACCTGGATCAATTTACAAAAGTAGGTAAAGATAGCTGGGGGATCAAAGATGTCAAATGAGATGTCCTACAACTTTAGGCGCTTTAAAGTTTATGACAAAGCCAACCCAGAGGTCTGGCAAATGTTTGAATCTTTTGCGCTTCAAGCAGCAAAGTCTACCAAGAGATATTCAGCCAGAGCGATCTTCCACCGAATTCGGTGGGAGACTATGGTTAGCGGTGATGGCGAGTTTAAGATTAATAATAATTGGTCAAAATATTACGCATTAAAGTTTATGGCCGCACATCCGCAGCACTCTGGATTTTTTCAAACAAGAAGCAGTGGTGCTTTTTATGTTTAAAATATTTCTATGCGCGTCTTTTTTTGGGGGATTAAATTGTGATAATCCTGTTAGTGATTACGTTTTTGAATCTAAAGAAAAGTGCGTTGAGGCAATAACTATATTGACAATAACAACAGTATTGAACACAAATATGTGGGAGTGCAAAAAAGATGGGCTTTTATAGTTTTATTTACTGGATGTCGCTCCTTCCTGTTTTGATAATTTGTCTTATTGGTTTGTTTTTTGCGTGGCCTTTTTTAACGATAGCTATTTACTGCGACAGTGTAATTAAAGACAACGGGGGATAAAGATGGTAACTAAAGAAGAAGTTGATAGGGCTTTTGCTGAATATGAGAAGGCTGAGTTACTTGCTGAGTCTAAAGCTATTCACCCTCTTGCTTGGGTTGCTGCAATACACGCTTGGGGTAAATACATCAAACTAAGAGAGGAGTTTAAAAATGGTAACTAAAGAAGATGTTGGTAAGGCTTGGCTCATTTACAATGAAACTGCTTACAAGGCTGCTGTTTTCATTTGCAATTCAAAAGAAAAAAATAATCAGCATCATGCTGCTTTTGAAGAAGCTCATGCTAAATGGGAAAAATATCAAAAACTTAAAGAGGAGTATCAAAATGGGAAAGGGAAGTAAACCGCGACCAATGGCGGTTGATAAGAAATCATTTGATGAATCTTTTGACAAGATTTTCAAGAAAGAAAAAAAGAAAGAAAGCCAAAAGCGATGGCAAGATATTCTTGCTAGGCAAGCGGAAGAAGAACAACTTGAGGAATTAAATTTTGATGTTTGAGGATGATATACCTGTTTTTTTAAAAGCTAAAAAACCTGAACTGCCACCGAAAAAACAACCTTGGGAAATGGACAAAGTTGAGCAAATGCTCAGGCAGGGCAAAAAGGTAAAAGAAATAGCAACTGAATTAAATCGAAATCCATCGACTATTTATCGCTGGTTGTGGGGCGGTCGTAAAGCAAAAAGAAGGTTTGAACAATGAACCTAAAATGTCATATAAGAACTTCAAGTTTTAGTGAAAATATTTACATTGAAGTGCAGACAATACCAAGAGGCGCAATGACCATAGCCCAAGTTTTAACGCCTATTGCTCTAGGTGTTTATTCTATTCGAGTAGATGGCAGGATAGTTGGTCAAACTGAGAACCCAGCAGAGCATTTTTTAACATTCTGCGAGGTAAACGATTTTCGATTAAAAAATCTAAAAGGCAAATATTACGAAGAGCTAGTTGATTGGTCAGCAATTTGATTGGCAATTTCTTCAGCCCTTTTTGGCACTTGCTCCGCATACCTGCTGTTTAATAACTCTGCACCTGCAAGGGTGTATTCCTTATTTGAAAGATGCTTAATGGTTTTTTTAAACTTGCGAAACCTTGAAATTCCCATATTAAAAACTAAATTTATTACGGCCTCTTTTATCAACTCAGGAGAATCAACAAACCAATCAAACTCCCTGACGCATTCACCCATGCAGCGAGCAATATCATTTTCTAGCAAAAACTGGCATTCAGACTCAGTCAGCCCGACATCATCAAGGTTTCTGCCCACACCTATGGTGAGCTTGCCAGCAGTGCATTTATAAGGCTTTAATTTAAGCCCTTCATGCACCATAAGCTGCTGAGTAAGCCTATCTTTATTTATCATCTTTTTTTCCAATAAGGTGTGGCGCGAAGTAAAAGGCAATAACTGCGACAAACGCCTCACCAACCCAAAATGATTTAGACAACGAAATAATATGTTGCACCGCTTTTTCTTGTTCAAAGATTGCTAGTCCTACTGCCAATTGAAAATTAAATAGTAAAACTATAACAACAGCCCAAGAAATGATCCTGCGATTAATTGCTGTGCCAGTGCCATTTTCTGCTAGTTTAAATTGCAGCTTTTGCCATTTATCATAAGTGTCTTTTTGATAATCGAGGCGTTCTTCATCAGTTAATTTTAATTTGTCTGCGCCAGCTATAATTGCGTCAAGGGTTTTGTCGGCTCTGTTACCGCCAGAAAAAAAACCAATTATTTTTTTACCAATGGCTGCTACCATTTAACCTTATCTGCCCAATATGCCGCTGACATCTTTCCCTTTGCAATATTTTTAGCGTGTCTAGCCTTGAATGATTTTCGCTTGGCTTTCATTGCGTCACTATCATTAGCTTTTGGCTTTCCAGCAGTTTTTGCACCCTGCTCACCAAAGCGAATAGTTTTTATTTTATCGCCTTCTTTGGCGACAACAATGTGAGATTTTTTTGCATGGCTCGGAGTCCGTTTAGGTTTGTTAAAACCTGATACGCCAGCCCTTGCTATTCTGGGGTCTTTTTTTGTAGCCATT